TAATTAGTGCTCGAGATAAGCCGACTATACCCAGTAGAGATGTTGCTCTTGCCATACTGTTACCCCCTAAAAAACAACTGTTTCGTCTGCGATTTCATCGATCACTCCAAACACGTCTTCGATTTCTATGCCCGGTGGATTGTACCCCCTATCCTGAGGCTTTTTCTCCTCAATTTCTATACGTTTTTTGAATTCTTTTTGCGCTTTCATGTACCGTTCTGCGTCAGGTAATTTGCTCAATGCTGCAGCAATTTCTGCTTTCGAGACACCAAGAAAATCCCTGACAGGTAGCCTGCCGGTTTCGTTCGCACCCGTTATGTGTCCGTGGGCCTTGGCCTCGCTTTCAGCTCCAACGATCCCCAAAACGATAGTGCCAGAACTAGAGTCAACCTCGATCACCTCGAGGTCGGTTAGCATCTCGCCTGATAGCTTAAGGTTCACATTCGAAGGACTCTTTCTTGCGATAGCGAAAGGCTTGCTTTCGATATAATCCTTAGAGTAAGGGGCGAAGGGCACACCGTTCTTGTCAATGCCCTTGGCTGTCCTCTCTTTGATTGTTTTGACCAATTCACGCCCGATTCTCTCGAGGTAATCTCTCGGGAAACCTTTCTTCGTTTTGACCACTACCCTCGTCTTCAGATCGTAATTCATCCTCTTTTTCCCCCTCAATATCCTTTGTCATTTCTTGGATTTCTTCCTGCGACATATGCCGATTCGCCTCTTTGATCGCCTGCTTAGAAGAGATGAGGCCGTTCGTTTTCTTGAGCACGATAACCTCCGTTTTCTCTTTGTCAGTCTCAGGAACGAGATTCTGCATTTTGAAGCTGGTAGCAACCGTTATCTGCTTCCCAAGGAGAAGGCCCATGAGACGGAAAACGTCAGCTTCTAGGCGGGTGAAAATGACTCTCTGGTAGGTGAGATCTTGCGACACATCGGCGGCATCGATTGCCTTTGCGATGCCAGACGCGTTTTCTACGCTTGCGGTGGAATTGCCAAACGATTTCAGCTTGATGTTTCTGCTCTCAAGCCACAAGGAAAACTGGGCACGAATCCACTCGAGAATGTCAGGGATGTTGGCTGATGGCTTGATAACTCCCAATTCTGGCTTATCGGTCTCGGTACCCGTGCTTTTGAGCTGCCACACCGCGTTAGGCGAAAGAGTCATGTTTTTTGCGTCAAGATTCATCGTATAGATGATAGAAAAGCATTGGAATTTGATAGCGAAATTTCCATCGGTCAGGAGAAGTGGTAGAAGCGTTACCATGTTGAACGTGTCGACATCCTGCTCTGGCATGAGAGTAACAGTATCTCGAGTTATGTATGCGATGGGGATCTCGCCATACGTGTTCGGCTGAATCCTGAGGATCTCGCCTTTGGAATTGAAGCTAACGAAAGCTTCAGAAGTGTACATTTCATAGATTTCCACAGGTCCATGGCCCGCATTCTCAGTGCCAATGATCTTGATAAACCCTTTCATTACGTTATCAATCGTTCCGTCACCCATGACAAGAAAACGGTGGGCTGGAATGACTCTTAGCCTTTTGCTTTCGAGAACGGGTTCGATAGCGACACACCTGTGGAGGTTTAGCATTTTGTTTGCCATCATAAGGGCCTCGGAAATCTGCCACGAAGTGAGTAGATTCTCCATTTCTACGGTCCCAATGCCAGTGCTTTTTCTTGCGAGATCACAGTCGTAAACGTGCGACAGTTTATCGACTACCATAGGAAGAACGTTGATTGCGCTTATTCTCAGTTTGGCCTCAGCGCGTGACTCCCTACCCTTGAGGTCGGTGTCTAGTCTTCTCTCGATAAAAGGTGTCAGTTTTCTGTTGTAAATCGTGTACAAATCCTCAGCGGTTTGTAGGTAATCCTTTTGAGAAGCAATGAATTCCAGAACTGGTTTGATGTCGATTTCTTGCGTATCGGTCTTGACGATTTCCATGTTGACCTCACAAAATTGTTGGAACATCCGAGTATGACTCGTTCCCTCTAATGCTGATTGGGAAATAATACCACAATACATAACCAAGTGCATCTGTGATGTGGCCCGACTCTTTATCATCGGAATCGTCTGTGGAGCAGCACCCGAGATCCCACATCAATTTCTCGCACTTTTTGTCGATGAGAATCCTGCCCTTTTCGAGTAGGTTATTGGTTGTGTTGAAACGGTCCTTACGGTGCGGATTGCGCACACGAGCAACCTCATGGCCTGCTTCTCTCAAGATCTGATGGTCGGTTCGCGTAGCGTTGGATTGCAGGCGGTTTCCTGCTGCGTCAGGAACGATGAAACAGGGCCCGTAGCGGCGCATTATCTCATCGGCCATGTTCCAAGTGTTGCTATTCTTAAGCCAGATTTCATCCACCACATGAAGCATTGGCTTATCGCCGTCTTCATGAACCTGACAGATCACAGCCGTCATTGGATTTACGTTGAAATCCATACCTACGACAATCGGGATTGTCCTTATGATTTCTAGATTTGTCGAGTGCTTGTCTTGACTGTATTTGTAGTAACGTCGGCCACCAATGTTGACAAACTGGCCTCTTATTTCCTGCGCCTGCATGTCCTCATCGTAGCTTTCTTCTAGCATTGTCAGGTAATCTTCGGGTAGGTATTTGTTTTCGTATGATGATGTGAATATGAGATCTCTTTGCGTTCCCTGCGCTTCTTTGACAAAGTATCGATGGAAGAAATTGTACCCGTTCGTGGTGGTAGCGGCGCGCATGTGAAGCGAACCTCTGGAATCTCGTAGGCGTCCTAGCATTGTCTTGAAGTTTTTCTCACTCCAGTAGGCCAATTCGTCGCAAGCAAGGCTGCCCAATTCCGTTGAACGCATGTTCACAGCGGCGTCCTGAGAGCGAAAGATGATATGGGTCTTTCCGTTGATCTCGTAATAATAATCTGACCCAAACCACCTATAAGGTATGCCCAAACAATCGCAAAGGGCACCAAAAGCGGGTATGGCCGAATCTTTCATGTTGCGATACGATAGGGAGCCGTAGCAGTGCAAGGCTCTGGGATATTTGATACACTGGCTTAGACTCCATAGCCTTAGCGCAAAGGATTTACCACCGCCTAAACCCGAGGTGATAGCGGCTTGCCTTGCCTTAGAGCGGAGGAATCTCATCTGCCCCTTTAGCACCTCAAGCTGGATTTTTCCTTTCGCTACTTCGATCATTCTATCGCCTCCATAATCTCGATAGAAATTGGTCTGTCTTTCTGTTCTTCTTTCGCCAGTTCAAGCCAGGTCTTTGCTGCGCTTGCGACGGCGTTAGGGCTGGCAGATGCTTTTTGTGTGGCCTGATAGAGCCTCTGCATGATGCAACACCTCACGCGGGCCTGACGTTCCTTTAGAGCAGCCTTCATTTTGTCCGAGAGATTGTCCTCGTCTATCCCTGCTGTTTGTAGTGCGAGCTGCAGGGGTACGCCCTCGTCTATCATTTTGAGCAATTCCAGTGATGTCATAATCAAAACTCCCAATAACGCCCAAAGAAATCTCCGAACCTAAAAAACTCAAAGCCGCCTCGATACAATTCATCATTCTTTATGGGCCTCTGGACACCGCAAAGAGACAGCTCTTTTTCGAGAATCTGGCGAGGCAAAACACCTGCTTGGAGCTTCTCTGACAAGGCGAGACGGCTATTGATAATTCCGGGGTACCCTTGCAAAGGTTCGGCCTTATCCACCACAATGATAGTCGAACCTTTCTTAGCACGAGCCTTCAAGCGTTCAAGCAAATCCTTGCGCTTGCTGACAGGAACGAACATCAATACCAAGAAAAGAATGGCCACATCAAAAGGCTCAAAGTCAAACGTGCAAGCATCGGCGATGATGAGCTCATTTAGGCCAGTGTATGAGTTCTTCATTTGTGGCGATGAATCTATTGGAATATAAGAGACATTCCTTTCTTTTATCGTTAGGGCAAGCGATTTTCCGATATTGCCAGTCGAGGCGCCAATATCGTACATAAGCGCATTTTCCGTAAGATAATGCCTTGCGATGTGCGCGGTAGCAGAGGTTGCCAAATCGTACCATGGCAATTGTTCTTTGACGTGCTCATTGAAGTTCGTCGCTACGTGTTCACTGTTGAACGTCCAATTCTTTGGGATGATCATAGCGTTTTCTCCAGTATGTTCTTGAGAATCGTTTCTGATATTGCCTTCATCATCAGGGGTGGAACGCTGCGGCCAAGACGTTCCACCTTTCTTGGGTAGTCCCCGGTAAGAACGAAATCGAGCGGAAAGCTGCAGATAGCCTTGAGTTCTATAACGGAAAACTTGCGCTTCTCATAGGGGTGAACGATCGAACCAGCCGATGTGTTCCCACACGTCGCCACAACAGTATTGCAAGGTTTGTTGAGAAATGGCTTTACCAAAGAGAATCTTTTCTCGTGGGCCTCGCCTTCTTTGATCGTGTCCCACAGGGCCCCTATCGCGAATCTTGATATATCGCAATCCGGGTCGATAGGGTAACCCTTTGCAAGTTTAAGTGCATCGGCTAGGCTAAATCGATGAGTAAAAGGTGTTGGGTGGCACGGCGCAATCTTGAGGTCGTTCCTCACTCCAACAAAGATCGTTCTCTGCCGCATTTGAGGAACGCCTAGCCATTGGGCATCAAGCAACCGGCAAGAAACCTCGTATCCACAAGCTTTCATAGCTGCCAAAATCTCAAGAAAGTAACCCTTGGCCGAACCTTTGATAAGGCCAGACACGTTTTCAGCGACAAACACCTTGGGCTGAAGTCCTTTTAGTAGCCTGATGTATTCGAAAAACAGGTCATCCACGCGCTGCTTTTTGTCGCTATACTGTTTGACCTTTCCCCAACCGCCCTCTCTTGAACCAGCGGTGGAAAAGGCCGAACACGGTGGCGAGCCGTCGAACAGGTCGATTTCTCCTGCTTTCATGCCGATAATCTCGAGAATCTCTTCAGGCTTCACGGTGCGCACATCGCGACAATCAAGGAACGATGTTGGGTGATTCGCCTTGTAGGTTCTTTGCGCCTCTTCGATGAATTCTAGCGCATATTTGACGCGGTACCCCGCCATGCGATACCCGAGACAGGAGCCACCGCAACCGGAGAACGTAGAGACGACATTATAGCCATTCCAAGGGGTGGCTTCAACATCCCTCATACTTGGCAGTGCGTACGTCTTCGAATCCTTGGAAAAGCTCATTGAAAATCCTTTCAATTGTTTCTTTCTTGTAGAGGCCCTGATAGTCCTTCAAGCGAAATTCGAGAGCCTCTTTTTCTCGCTCGGGCACTCGATACGGCCGCTTTTCCTTGATGCTTTGGACGATTCGACTACGCGCCTCGATCTGGCGAACAATGTTGGCATCGATTTGATCTATCATTATCCGTTCCCACGCTATCTCTTTTTCCATTTTCAGCTCCACTTGTAGCCGCACTTGGGGCATTCGTGTTTGGTTTCAATGTCTTCGTTGGCCTCTGGGAAATCTTCCGGTTGACCGCCACTGAGGGATAGTGGGCCGCCGAGGAGCGCAGTGATCTCGTCAGGGGAGAATCCCACGTTCTCCAAGGGCATCTGGAGATTCAACATCAAATCGTCTAGTTCATGTTTGAGCAATTCCCTGTCCCAGTCACTCGTTTCATGGAGGCGATTCTCGATCAGGATAAAGGCCCTTCTCTGGCCCTCCGTGAGGGAGTCTACTCGCAGGCAGGGGACAGTATGCATTGCAAGCTTTTTCGCAGCCATAACCCTCCCATGGCCGCACACGATGTTGTTTTCTTTGTCGATAAGGACAGGCGACAGAAAGCCAAAATCCTTGATGCTCTGAGCGATTTGTTGGATTTGGGCCTCTGGGTGCTTTCTAGCGTTTTTCTCGTATGGCACCAGAACGTCAACGGACATTTCAATCAATGTTAGCTTGCTCATGTTATTCCTTTCTTGCCTGTTTGCCGGTGAGTTTTTCCCACCGTCCAATGATAACGTCACAATACTTTGGAGAGATCTCAGTCATGAAACACTTTCGTGATAGCTGTTCGCAGGCGATAAGCGTTGAACCGGCGCCACCAAAAAGGTCAAGAACGATGTCCCCCGGATTGCTGCTTAGTCTTATTCCAT